GCGGTTAGAGTGATCTTATTAGCGCCTGTGAATGTAAATGTAGTCTCAGTTGGGGTTGCTGGCAAGGTTGAAACGTCAAGCGTACCCGATGTTGCCAGAGCAGAACCGGTCGGCACACCTGTTGATGCCAGGTCCCCAGTTGCCAACCATAGCTTGACAGTACCGTCTCCGGTAGGTGACGTTGAACCGTATTTGCTAAGAAAAAGCCAGCATGACTCTATCTCCCTCGCCTGACCAAGGAATACCTGTCCAAAGGAAAGATTGCCACCTTGCCCTGTTATGTATTCATTGTTTCTGTTAGATGAAGCATAGCTATCAATTAGAGCAGACATCCTTACACCTTCATGACATAGATGAACACTGTCACAGTAAAACCGCTCGCGCCTGGGTCTGTAGACGGGGTAACGGTTAGAACGGATCCGCTCCCAATAGGAAACTCGTGATTCTCCGCTGCATCCGGGTCATACAGATACTCCGTGTTGTCCACAAGGGTCCCCTTGGAGAATAGAGTGTGACCGTATGCATCCTTCAATGTGACGGTGTAGGTGATGCCCCCTGTCGTGTCCGTCCCATGCACGAAAATCGTGTGGGTCAAACCCTCTGCATCCGGAACATCAACACCAACAACCTGATTCTTGGCTGCTGAAGCCCCACTCGCCCATGTGAAAGTAAAAGGTAAGCAAATCATTTTAGTCCTCCTGTGGATTTATGATCGAGGGCTTCGCTGGTTTCCCCTCAATTCGTTTCTTCTGTTCGGTTAATGATTTAACCGCTGGCCCTATGATGGGTATCCTCTTCATGCCGGCGATGAGATCAGCGAGTGTGATCCTACCGCTTCCATGGAGATGTTTGTACTGGTTCATGTTTCCAACGTATTTGTGCATTTTACGCCCCCTTCAATTCCTCAACCCCTGCATTATCCCCAGGGGTAAGATCGCCCAATCCCGGATTCCCAGATTCCTTAGCCCCGGGCGTCTTCTGCGGAGTACCGGGTTGTCCCGGGACCGGGGTCGGGGGAATATCCGCGGCTGCTTCTGCAAATGCCTGATCGATCTGTTGCGCTTGCTCCGGAGTGACGAGCCACGTCGGTTTTTCGATGCTCATCAGCTCGGTGAAGCTGACAACCAACTCATACGGCTTGATGTACCTACTGTACATCGGAGTCTCCAGGCGTTTCATCATGGCCATGAGTCTATCCAGACTATCGGCCTTTTTTAATTGCGCGGAGATCCCTTTGACTGCGATGGTCGAGGCGCCCCGCAAGAATTCAATTTTTGCGTTCTGATCCATTGAGACAAAAGCCTTTGCCATGGGGAACCTGTCGAAGACAACATCCGCTGACGGCATTGTCTCAGAGATACCCCAGTACAGGACGATGGTCTCGATCGCTGCCCACAGAGCATTGACCGCACCAAACTCGATATCCGTACCGATAGAGTCAAACATCCCAAGGGCCATCTGGGTCTTTATCTCGACTTCGCCTTTAGTTCTTGGGGACCCAGTACCACTCGTTCCCTGAATGAACTGGTTCACAAAGGATCCACTTTCTATTTCGTTACTAAGCCAATTCAAATTCGGCAGAACATCAATGTTTGTATCTGCCATCTCTACCTCAGTTACGATATTCCCCTGCGCCCCAGCTTTCTTTTCCAGTATGCTCCCAGGCACGATGTCGAGGGAGGACGGTATTTTCATCATGGATGGATCAACTTCCTTGATCTTGTTGATCGCCCAGTTCAAGGCATCCATGTGCATTGAGAGGAGACCGCATTGCAACCACCAAAGCGTTAATACCCCTTCTAGAATTCCCTTCCCCCAAAACCGTGTGAGATGAGCGAACGGAGAGAACGTTGTTCCAGGCCAGCGCATCCTCGCGAAGGGAACTGGTCTCGGTTTTCGGATCAACTGATCCCCGCCGACTGTGAAGGTTGAATTCGGAAGGAGTAAATTCCCCTTGGGGTCCAATACGGTTCCCCAGAATTCTCTGACTGCGACCGCCTTGCGAAACTTATTACGATCCCAGATAATTGATTTTCTTTTCTCTGATTTCCTCTGTTCGTCCCGATCCTCAGAGCTTAGGGTCTCACCGACCTTATCAATGTTTTCGTAGATCCCATCTTTCTGATCCTGGAGTAATTCCCATTTATCAACCCACTCGCGGTGTATCCAGTACATCCCACTCCAGGGATCCCGCCTGCGGGCGTCAGGGTCCCGATCGATCTTCCATGGCTCAACGATGTCGAAGGTCAGCCCCTTGGTCTGATCCCACTGAGGGATTATTTCCATCGCCTGCCCCGTAATGAGTCCCATTTCGGAAGCGTCGGCGAAGGTCGTTTGGAATGCACCATGTTGATCGTTGCCCCAGAAGTCAACGGCGGCTCTGATGAACTCGGCGGCAGACTGCCCGGCCATGTTGAATCCAGAGATCTCAAAATAATTCGGAGTCTGCAGGGCTTTCTTAATTATTCCCTTTGCAGACTGAACCGCGGAGAATGGCTTTGGAGTGGAGACCTTGCTCTGCCAGGACTCTTTGTTGCTCCAATCTATTTTCTGATTGTAGGCCTTCCAGGTTTCGTCCCAGATCTTTCGGATCTCCTTATTTGCCTTCATGGACTCATCACTACATGCCAGGCAATACTCAACGAAATGCTCGGGCTGCTCGCCGGCCAGAGCGTCGGTAGCCTCTTCCCGTTCATCAAGTTCCTTTGAGTCCATCGGCGTAGAGCCGAAGTTAACCTTCTCTGCCATGCTTAACCCCAGTTAATTAGGTCGTAGTTATTCCTGTATAATTCCGAGGAGGATCCACCACCACCCAAGCATTTAGGACATTGGCACATTCCATTTGGGGGACCTTCTTCGTGGCCGGCAATTGCCTGGGCCTCGCATCTGCGACATGCCCACTTCTCGTCGATAGGGCGTCTTGCTTTGTGTCCGTAAACGGGAATCCAATCAGACATTTCTATCCTCACTATAAATGGGTTGAATTAGAACTTTTGTCCGACGACCTGCCCTCTATTCCTTGTGACCGATTTGGTAAGACTTGGCTCTCGACTTGGCTTTAGCGGAGTGTGTTCCTGGGTCTCGCGGTTTATCTCCGTAGCGGAAAACCTTAGCGATTCCATGGCTGAACGCGTCTGCGGGATGTGAGTGCAGATCCTTTACAGGAATCTTACCGGAGATCTGTCCCGAGGCATTTACATTGTAATGCCACGATCCCCGAAAGGCCTGATGAAGTAGCCCCTCATTCCTTGAGAGAATGAGTGCGGGAAGTCCATCAACCATTCGACTTAGGATCTCCTTGAGTGCCTCCTTACGGTCTTCCCATCCTGATATGCCCGGAATAAACGCGGCCTCCAACTCAGCATTGATGATCTGAGAGGCGACGACAGTATCATCCCCCTCAGCCCTCTTTGATAAGTTGGGATCGCCCGAGTCATACCAGTCGCTAAACCCCGGATACTTCTCACCTAATTTCGGTTTAACGTACTGCATAATGAACTGCTTCATTCCCATGTTGTCCCCGCGCATGGAGTCGAACACGATGAAGCGCCCCCTCGGGGTGACTTGGCCTATGACGCACGACGGGAACAGTCCCCCGTCCCAAAAACGGTATGTCTTCACCAAGGGCGAAGGTGTTAGGATCTTTTTCGACCTGTGGATCTCCTCTCGGTATTCTGGCGTCACGGCCTCACCTAGGGGTGAGTAAGCAAAGTTGCCCTCGACAAACCTGGCGTAAAGATCTGGCCGGTGAGCAAAGGCCTTCTTGGTATTTTCTCTTTCATAATCGGGAAGGAATTTATTCTCCCCATAAGGTATCCTGATGACTTCTGTGTCTGAAGAGACGTCGTCAATGAATCGATGGTGAGTCCAGTGATCCTCCCCGGCTGGGTTCATGGTCACCAATACCCTATGACGTGCATTGAGAGACCGAGGACCACGGGCACAAACCATCGTAAATACTTCTTCTTTTAGTCCAGCATTCCCCACCTCATAGATCGGAGCGGGTTCCTCGATCCAGGCAATTTCGTACTCAGCACCCATCAGGCTTGACAGGGCCGCCATATCGTCGATGCCATAAAGATCTACATCCAACTCCGGACAGATCATCTTGCGTCCGCCGTTCCGAAAAACAGCGTACCCCTGGAGCATCTTTTGGATCGATGGAATTGTGTTACGCTCAATATTTCTGAATGAATCTCTTATGATGAGGCCTCGGATCTGACGCTTATGTTCACTCGCGTGATAGAACATTGCCATCATTGCAGCCCAGGTCTTACCCTCTCCCTGGGGTCCAATTAGGACTGCTATATGTTGGGTCGAAGTAACGAATTTACGTTGGGTAGGGTTTGCTGAAAGGACAATTTCCATGAGATCCTATGGGGTGGCCGACGGAAGTTGAATCCGTACCGGTTGGGCCACAACCAACCATGCTACCGTTACAACACGGCCACACTCGGAGCCCGACAACGGGCTTACTTATGCGACTCTGCGTTGAAGGTAAACTGAACGGGGGCTTCAGCAATGGATTCAGAAGGAGGTTTGGGGTTTTTCTTCATTTCCTTTTCCTCGGCCCCCAGATTTATTGTAAGACTTGAAGGCTTGAGTCCATCCAACTCCTGAACTTTGGGCATCAGCTTTGGGATCATGTCGAAGTAAAACGCGAGCAGGTTTTTCTTAACCCCGTGGGCGTCCTTCATGTTCAGGAATTCCTCAAGTTCATTTATTCTGAACCTGCCTAACAGGATGTCCCGAACTGATTTTGACGATACCTTGCTTCGATTTTTACTGCCCTTTGGTCTTGGAATGTGGCACCCCCTTCACTACTTTTCCTTCCCAATTTTCTTCCACAGGAAAAATATGATCCCTATGAAAACAACGATAGAGATTACTCCCATGGAGATCAATGACCACATCACGTAATCAGTCAGTTTACTTACGATCGTATCCACCGCGGCCCCCCTCAATGATCTCTTTGAGAATTTCCTCTTCCACTGTAGATGTCTCGGAACGAGGGTTTTGTCCGCCTTCTCTACACATCTGCCGATCAGGGTAGATGTCCTCCATGCCCACCAGGAACTTCTCCTCGGACAACTCCGCGTAGGATCCGTTCAATCTCTTCTCGAATACCTGGGCTGTCAGAGTCACCTGGCAAAACGGCGGATCCGTCAAAGACCATGGCCCGATCCTTCTCGATGACACTACAGAGATAATAGGAAGTGAATTGTCAACGGACTTCTCAATGAGGATCCCATCCTTCCTGATAAGCCTAAGCGTGGTCTTTTCCATCTCTCCTCGCTTTCTCCTTCATCTCCCGGTAAACAGCCCGGGGACCCCAGCATCTCAGAGTCTTCACTGTTTCCGTGGAGAAGGGCTTGCCGACATCCTCCATGACCGCAGAGCCCGGGGGATTCCCCCTGCCCTTCCAAGCCAGCCTTCTCAATGCCTTCGCTTTCTTCTCGTTCATCCCTGCCTCCTCTCTGTTATGATTTGTTGGGGAATGCCCCCTCTTATTAAAATAATACTAAAAGACTATTAACATCTCTTTAAGAAGAGAATAAAGATATCTTGCGAAGATAAAGCGTAGCAAGATACCTTTATTCTATAAAATATTTTAAACTTCTCTTGTGGTATAAGAATACCATGGGAATGCGTGGCCTCACCAGCGGCGCCTAGCCGCGCCTCACCCAACAAAAACAAACACGGTAATGGCGATGACTATTAATCCGACAATTATGTCAAACCACTCCTCTCTCATTTGATCTCCTCTCCTCCTCCGTCATGAAACCCCAGCAGAACCATTTTCTAGTCCCCCCTCCAGGGATGAAGCTTAGCTGCTTGCAGGGTTTAATGCATTTGTCACATTTCTTGCTTGTCCGCAATGGCCAGATCATTCCTCACCTCCAGAATTGTGACTGAGGCCTGCGCCACCTCAAGGTGAGAGGCCCCAGGTGGATGACGTACAACCGTTTCCGGTAAATATACGCATCAATCATGAACCAATCCCATAAGCACCTACTCCAGAACTCGATGCTGAATTGCCGGTACGTTATGCTTCTACCGTTTTTCATAGTTCAGATACCCCCAGATTTCTTCTGTGGATTGCTCCTAGGGCGTCTGACAGCGCGTGGATTCAACGATTTCCCCCAAGGAGACCACTGATAGAGGGGGCAATG